TTTCTCTTCTCAGTGTCTATAATAGTTATTATACAGCGGTTCAGTGATGTTGTCAAGTGTTTAGTCAAACTGTTTTCATATGACGCCCAAACACAATCGATATGGGCGTTACTCAATCTAAATCCTCATACCGTAGCATTCGTTTTATCACCATTGAATACAACTCGTGTTCTACTTGGTGAATGTTTTCTTCTAGGTCAGCAAGAGTACACACTGATGGAATGTACACAGCCTTCTGTGCGATGATGCTACCAGTGTCTATACCTTCATCAACATAGTGTACTGTTACACCTGTATACTTTACACCATAGTCGTATGCTTGTTTAATAGCATCAAGACCAGGAAATGATGGTAACAGGCTTGGGTGTATGTTGATTATGCGATCACGAAACTTGTTTACGAAATCCAATGGTAGTATTCTCATAAATCCAGCGAGTATAATCAATACAGTGTTGTTTGGTATTGCGTTTATCCATTCTTTTTTCTTTGTTATAACATAATAAGGTATATTTGCATTCTGCGCTCTTTGAATTGCATATGCGTTTGGATTGTCTGTGATGAGCGTATCTATTTTAATATGTGCATCAATGAGTGCTTGTAGATTTGTACCATTACCCGATGCAAAGCACACAATTGGCAAATATTGTGTGCTAGAGGTTTCTTTAAATAATGCTTTATGAAGCAATTTTTGGGCCAGTATCTTTTTTAGGAGCCAGCATATGCTTCTTAATACCATACTCGTAATGAAGAGCATGGTTAATTTCAACAATAAAGCATGTAAACCCACTTGGGTCAACACCAAGAACAACTACGTTTTCTTTATTCCCATATACTGTTATTAGAACATTGCCTCTATTACTAGTCGTTGTCAGGCCACCTGCGATTAACTTATATTGGTTTTCATTCACAAATGCTGCAATCTTTTTTGTATCATCACATACCATCTTAACGTTCATAATAAAAGCATCCTCTGTCGTTTGAGATTTTGCATTACTAGAGAACATAATTAAAGATATAAAAGTGATTGAATACCATAAAGTGATAGTAGCGAGTGTTTTAAACATGATTGATTTTTCTCTCAAGTTGTTGTTCGTATAAACAGAAAATAAAAGAAGCTTGGATAAAGAGACTCTAGATACCGTATTTCTCTTTGTATGAGACTCTGAGTTCTACAAATTGTTCGATGAAATTATCTCTGTTTTCAATAAACACTTGAGACTCAGAACCATCTACCGCAATAATCACTACAGTGCGACTGACTGGTATTTTAGTTCGTTCTTCGTACATTACAGCATAACAAGATGCTTGCATAAAGTAGTTAGAAATCCATTCTTTCTTTTTGGGTTTACGAGATGTTTTGAAATCAATAATAGAGAGTTTCCCGTCGAACTCTGCAATACAATCTACCCGACCTGCTGTTTTTAGAAAATCTGAATACAGAGGTGCTTCTAAATATTGAATATTATCAATATGTGTGTCTAGAATGGGTTGGATTTGTTTGAACATAAAGATGTTCGCTGGCATTTGGCCATCAAATACGTCAGGCTTATTGTTGAGGTAGTCTTCACATATTTGGTGAACTTTTGTACCTCTAGAACTGGCTTGTGTAGAGATACGGTTGGCTTCTTCTGCGCCAACACGTTTTCTCCAAGCGGCAATACCTGCTTTGCTTAGTTCTGATAATACAGTCGTAACTGACGGGTAGCGATTTCCGTCAGGTGTATTGTACACTCTACCGCTACCCGTAGTTTCGGCAACAAGCTCCGTTAGGGTTGAAGCCTGTACATGATTAAAATGTTTCATCAATCTAGTCCTAGTTTGGACCTCGCTATAATATAGGATTTTACGAGGCCTGATCTCACAATGTCTTTGGAAGTGAATTCAACGAAATCGAATTCTTTCATACTATCTATAATGCGTAAAAAATCTCTTAACCCGCTCAACTCTTTTTTTCGTTCGCTTGTCAAATCATCTTGACGAACATCACCACAAAATATGATCTTACAATTTTCACCAACTCTTGTCATAACAGAATGTAACTCCATCGCATTCATGTTTTGAACTTCATCTACAATGATAATTGAATCGTCTAGTGTGATACCACGAATGAATGAGGTGGACATAAATTCTACAACGTTCTTTGTCTTTAAAATTTCATAAGCATCACCACGATTAAACAGCTTTCTAGCAATATCTTGATAGGGCGCTTCGTAGACCCGCATCTTCTCTTTTTGATTACCGGGTAAGAACCCAATATCTCTTGTTGGTACTACTGATCTAATAATAAAAACTTTACTAAAATCTTTATCTTGAAGCACTGATTTGAGTGCTAGATATAATCCAATAAACGTTTTACCTGTGCCAGCAATACCATGAAGCATCAAATGAAAATCGTTATCCCACGAGTCAAATGCATCTTCTTGTGCTACTGTCATCGGCTCAACGTCTAACAGTTTAAATCTTTCTCCTACATTCAGTTTCCCAGAGTTGTCCAAAACTTTATCTTGGCGCAATTTTCTTTTTTGTCTTTTTGTTAGTCGGTCCGGACTTGCGAGCATGGATTGTCCTATTTTGTTTGAATGTTGGATCCTATATTCGCTTTTTTCACTCTTGTCAAAACATCATTGAATCCGTTATCTATTTTACCTGTAATACTACCAGTGCCCGTTACAATAGCAGGAGCAAAGATTAACAGTTTATACCCATCTTTAATTATTAGTTGCGCTTCCTTCCATGTGCAAAAGGATGTCATAGTGTCGCCAGTTTCTATATGTTCAAATGAATATGTAGGCATTATGCTTCTCCAGTGACGATATTATACACTTCTTTCCAATTCCTTGCAACAGGTATATGGAAGTCCGTGAATTCGTAGCTTTCATTATGAGTGTGTCTCATCAAAATTGGTTTAAGGCCGAACTTCAACCCACATTCTGCATTCTCTACTTTATCTTCAATCCACCAACATTCGCTATCTTGAAATTCCATCAATTCACAATCTTTATCAGCACCAGTTTCGATACAGTGAATGAAGTCGAAAACGTTTTCGCCAAAAATTCTGACTAAGTTTTCTTCACGAAGTGCCATGGCATATTGGTTTGTGGAAAGTGACGTAATGACACCGAAGACGTAACCATGCTCTTCATTCAGTTTTTTTACATACTTAACTGCATCTCTGAAAGAAGGCAAGAATCCAATCCATGCGCTTTCGTTGAATTCTGTTACAAGTCGTCGACCATGAGCCTTATCTGTTATCTCTTCAAATATTTTATCAATGCCATACCTATATGCATAATCATCAGATAGCGTGTATTCCTTTTGCTCCATAAATTCAAAGAATCTATACGACCAATCAAGTAGAACACCATCGCAATCTGTTAATATTAACTTAGAGTTCTTCATACTTTTCACTTTCCCGAATCTTGCTTTTCTGCCTACGTTTTTCTTGATAGGCGTATTCTTTCATTTTTTGAGAGTTCTTTCGATTCCTTGCATTGCGTTCGAACCGTTCTGGGCCTTCGTCCCAGGTGCTTTTCTCACGTCGATATGTTTTACCCATTTGAAGTGTTTGTATCCTCTACAATTAAATTAGCATATGCTTCGTTGATAGTCTTTACAGTCAATCCCTTCATGCGTTTCTTATCTTTCATATCGATAAGCAGCAGAGCATCGTCCTTATGAACTGATTCAAGGAGTTCAATGAACAAATTTTCTCGCCTCGATGATTGTAATTGAGATCCTGTACCTTCATAGAAATATGGTATACGTCTAGTATTGGTAAAGAGCATACCATGGTCTTCGATAAGGGTTGATGGACTATATGGTGGAACGCCTTCAGGTAACAGACATTTGAGAGAAGAGCAATACATTGCTTTCAACACAGTCTTGACAGACCTCGCTTCATTCTGCTTCAGCCATTTTACTTTGTCTGATTTAGATTTCATCTTAGATGCTTTGCCTAAGATTTCAGAAATAGATAGTTGCATTTAAAATTCACCTATGTTTTCAATAAGATTTTTCAATCGTTTTTCAATAAAGTAGTTGAACAATTTTGATCTATCGCCCCCTGCTTCGTTGTATTTAGTCATTACCTGCTTCTGAATATATTCGGGCACCATAGACAAATCAATCATAGCTTTATTGCGTTGATAGCCACGAAGGATTGTTTCGTTCGACATACAATCATTTTTAAGTTCAGTAGTATATTGTGTGATACGCTTTTGTGTCATAGGCTTTTGACGAGTTTTCATAACAAGACAATCATCGGGCGATAGCATATTTGGAACACCATCGCCAGTATCACCCTTCATAATGTGCTCCAATATATACTGGATAGGGTTAGCATGACGAACCCAGCGCTTACGAATAGGATCGTATTGCGTTACATTAGCATACTTATGTAGTTGAATAAAGTCTTTATCAGCAGAAAGAATCAAAATCTTTTCTGTAGAACCAGCGTTCAATTCAACGCCAAACTTATGACAAATTGTGCCAATAGCATCATCTGCTTCAGCACGGTCAACTTGAACTACCTTGTATGGAAAAACTTCTTTGAGTTCATCTCGCACAATATTTAGAATACGAAATAGTTCATTCCAGTTGAGTTCAGAAGACTCACGAGACTTTTTACGATTTGCCTTATAGTATGGAAAAATGTCTCGTCGCCAGTAGTTCTTATCGTCAAAGCAGAGAACAAGTTCTCCATAATCACTTTTGAACTTTCGACGATACGAGCGAATTGAATTGAGAATCATATGTCGAATGAGACTTTCTTCAAACTCAACATTGTGATGGTTGCCAATTTGAACCATGACGTTACTAATCATAACTTGATTCATGTCAACTAGAATCACTTTCTTATCCTTTGTTGTTCACTATACTTAATATATATCATATATCATATGTAAATAAATGTCAATCTTTTTTTCTAAAAAGATGGGTGCGATGATAAAAATTGAATCCATTCTTTTTGACGGCGAGTCCAATTGAAAGCATAGTTCGTATCGTGTATTTGCCTATTCATATCTAGCACACCATATGTGCTGACATGCTCTATAGCATTCTTCAAATAACTGTATGCCCTATTAGCATGTATTTGTGCATCCTCATCCCACTGATACATAGCAGTCATATTAGCAGCGGTCTCTGGTAGAGCAGCATAGTTTGGATGCACACATAGACAACCAGCAGACATAGCTTCAATCAATGCAATACAAGAGGTCTCTTGCCAGATAGACGGATAGGCGAAGATGTGAGCGTTCTGTAGCGCCTTTCTAACCTCTTCGTTAGATACTGAACCATGATAATTGATTTGTGGATGCTGTTTAAGTTTTTCAAACAAGTCCTTGTATGGCTCGTCTCTTTGCTCCCATCCATAAATCTTGAAGGAACTATACACATCAAGCTCGATGTTTTTGTACTGTTTTGATAGAGCATCGAAGATAGGATACAATAAACTTAATCCACGATGAGGCGTTGTATGGTAGATGATACGAATCTTGCCATCCTTCGGCTTTTCATGTTCGTCAATAGGCTCAATAGCATTCTTCAGAATATAAGAATGACTATATGGAACACCTAAAAAATCATGATATTGCTGAAACTGCCACTGAGAAACGAATACGAGTTTGTCGTACTTCTTATAGCCACCATCTTTTAGATGTGCTGCTTCAGGGTCTCCAGCTAGGTCGTGACATACGAGAATTTTTTTTAAATCGTCTCGCAGTCCACGAGTGCGTGAGTGGATAATCTGAAATTTCTTTAGCAGCTTTTGGGGAATGCGTTGCTTCATTCCCAGTGCCATCATTTCAGTTCCACCCATCGCATTCGCATTAATTTCATTGCGAACAAGCTTACCTGCTACGATTTCGACCATAAAAAATCACTCTGTTTTGCATTGCTGTTTAAGCTATTAATTTCAAATTTAACCATGGAATCCAAACGAAAAGAACGCCAAGCACTCTTCTCTAAATCCCACACAGCAATCGATTTAGGATCTTCTGGTAGATTTTTCCAATGTCTGCTGTGATATTCTTCAAAATTTGGCTTATTAAGCACTTCTTCGATGTCTTTTTGCTCTGGTAAATATTTTGTCTGAAGAGTGCACCACATCGTCCTCATATCGCCGTTCACCTTCGTAAACGTAACCCAACAACGTTCAGCTAGTAGCTTTTCTAGAATAACCGAATAATCCATCATAACCTCCACTTGTATCTTCTACATGGTCTAAAAATTCTGACATATTTTCAAAGACGGCACCATTAAAAGTTATGATGTATTTTCCATCAGCCTGTCTACGTCCACCAGAGGGATTATAGACAATCATATATCGTCGTTTATAATTTGTCACCACTTTAATGAAATCATCACGGATCAGATCATCCGTGTCGCAGTGTAGTATATACTTACCCATCTGTTGGCTCCTTTCCAATTGAGTATGTTTTCATTTAGAATCCATAATGGGCTCAACAATCTTAATCATTCGAATGATGGTATTCGTTGCATCGATATCCATCTGAAGATTCTCCATTTTCTCTTGTAGTTCCGTTAACTCTTCTTGATAGTAGTTTAGCTCCTTTTCCTTTTCCAAACGAGATTTGTTTAGTTTGTTAATCATGATTGCAGTTGTGTATTCAATCATTGGCGGCGGTAGAAGAGATGAGCACCAATGCGCTCTTGAAATGTGTATGCTGCTGCCCAGTATGGAACAACGTAATGGGCATGATACCAAAGGGAATTGTTAGTGTTATCATTATCTGGTCCTTCTTCACGATTTTTCATTGTGATTAATGCGATGTTAAAATCTTTTTCATAAGCAACAGTATTTTTCACCATGTCTGATTTACCATCGCAATACCAAGAGAACTGGCACTTGTTGCGAATAGGTGCGCCTTTAGAGTTTCTTACTGCTTGATAGACGACGCCACAAATTGTATCAGGAAATGATTTATCCTTAACACGGTTGAGGACCACATTAGCGATTGCCGTTTTCTCGTCGTCCTTCTGATTCCTTGCTTCGAAGTAGATGTTGGTAGCAAGACAATGTGCTTGGTCTATTGTAGATGCATCAGTTGTCTGAGGTACTACGTAGTATCGATGTATTATTTTGACCGGCTCAATTTCTAAATCTAATGTCTGTGCAGGCGCTAGCGCAAGCATCGGCTCAACTTGATTAGCTGAAATGCGACTAGTGCCATTAACAAAGTAAGCAACAATCAGAGAAGCCAGAGCAACTAGAGCAATCACTAACAATTTACATACTTTATTAAAACTCATGAATTTTACCTCTCTCTGCCAATACGATAAGCTTCGTTCTCAAGATTCCGCTGGTGTTTCTCCTTGCGCTCTGCTACGCCACGCTGACAGGAAGCATATGCTCCTGGATTGTCAGCGTAGCTTTCACAGGAAAAATCAGACGGAACTCGTTTTACCTGTTGGCGCTCCACATAGTGAGGCGGTCTAACGACTGGTGCTGCTGGAGTCTCATTGTTCTTGTCCATATTCTCGCCCACTTTAGACCCCAGAACAGCGCCAAGAACAGCGCCGCCTACAGTGGCTAGCACTCGACCTGAGCCTTTGCCGACAGTACTACCGAGGAGACCTCCAACAGCGCCACCAGCAATAGTACCGCCACCTTGATTTGTAACACAAGCAGACAATGCAAGTGCGAGAGTAACAGTGAATAGTATTTTACGCATCGGCATATTCCAGTGCTTTCTGTAGGGAATCCATCTTCTTTTTCTGGTTCGCACCAAACCAAGCAGACTGCATCCGAGTGTCATTTGAGCGACCAGCAACGTGGTCAGTGAAGTAGGTCACTGCATTGTAAGCAGTCCACCAGGAGCCTTCAGCATACTCAGCACCAGGCTGAGTTTCCATCAGGTCACGAACAGTCTCACCCGTGCGAGTAAGATCGCCCTTCGTACCAGTCTTAGTACCAAACAGTTCAGTGAGATACTCATCCAGAGAGGTAGTGGTGTAGCGCTTTGAACCAAGATACTGAGCCATCTCACGATAGTCTTCCATCTTGCTGTGAGCGATACCGAGAGTGGATTTGACGTTCTCAGCATCAAACGCTTTACGATGATTTAACTTAACAGCGTTTGCCGCATCTTTGCTGAGAGAATAAGTCAGCGTATTGTTGCACACCACACGAATAGGAGTGAATCGAATATCAATCGACTTACCATACTGATGAGGGTTAGAAAACAGCAGGAACGATTCAACCTTGTCTCCGTTGAAGAGTTCAAAGTCATCTTCAACCTTAGCAAGCGCCCATACAATCTGACCGTCTTTGAGAGAACCAGCAGTGTGCATCTTCATGTCGCCCGCTTCGACGAACTCATTGAAAAACTCAAATGCTTCAGAATTCTGAACCGGATTCCAATTAGCACCAACCTGTGTCATCACCTTACTGTCAATGTCACGTACAAGCGCTTTCTGGCCAGTTGGGATTTTCTCACCGTCGAACTCAACAAAAGATTCGAGTTCCTCAACACGCCAGTCGAGCCCTGCGAGCGTCATCATGTCCATAGCAGAAGTGTCTTCTGGTACTTCAACCCCCAGACCATGCCATGGCACTGCGCCTACATAGGCCATCTGTGCTTCACCGTTTACAATTTCAATTTCACCGCTCATTTTTAGTCTTCCTTTTCAAGCATTCAATATATATATAATAACAGTTTTGAAAACAAAAGTCAAGCACTTTCTCGACTTTTTTACAAAATTCACACAGCAACAGCAAACATTTCTGCTCTGCTATCGTACAGGTCAAACAACTCACTTGCCAATTCACGCTTTCCTGCTTTGGGAAAGTCGACCACCTTAGAGTAGGGAGACTTCTTAGCATACACTACAACGCCGGAAGTCTTTGCTAGTTTGTTCCAGACATACTGTCCGCCAGCAGATTGACTAGAGCCAGCCATGAGTGTGATATTCATCTTCCTCATGAGGAACTTGTAAATTTTAAGAGCAAGGTTTTTACCCTTGTATCGATTATCGACCTTCAACAGATCAACGTGCCAGCCACATCGCTCCTTTGTCAAGTCTATACTTGCAGCGATGCGATAGCGAGTTTCCATGTCGCCGTCGTAATTGCGAAATCGTCTAGTCGCATTGCGGTCATAAACCCACACTGTGTTATATGTAGACTCATCAGAGTCGAAGTATATATCGTATCCGAAAGCACGGCCAACGAGTTCTACGTCGTCTAGATTACCGTATCCAAGCGAAACTCTTTTGCTCATTTGAACTCTTGCAACCACGTTAACTCTCCATTTCTCGATTCGATATAGATATTATATCTGTTTTCAAAACAAAAGTCAAGCACTTTTTCACTTTTTTTTATAAAAAATTTGACAATTTAAAGTGTATTTTTTCACTTTTTTCATTTTTTTCATTTTTTACATGAAAAATTAGTCGATATCGTCTGCACCGCCCTTTAGAATATTCAAAAACTGAGTGTAGTAGCTCATAGGGTCAGACTCAAATTCTGCCATTGGGATAATTTTTTCAAGATTATTGTGCAATGGGTGATCGTTACCCTGCATTCTCATAATGAGCGCTTTGGTGCACTCTAGCATCAAAGCAGCATCATATCCCAGTTTTTCAGTTTTTTCGATGTTGAATCCCATATCTCGTAGTGAGCCTAGCGTTTGAACGAGGACTTCAGTTGCAATGTCAATCGCAACTTCTACCTGCTCCTCTTGAATTCGTTCGTGTAACTCTGTTCTATTTTGAGGAGGTTCGAACTCTGTGTTTCGCCTGGGAAAGAGAATCACATTCGAGGAAAGCATTTCCTTATCCAGTTTAAATTCTACTTCGTCAACTTCTAGGTCATCTGGTGTAAAAGTGATATCCATTTTTATCTCCTATATTGCTCGTAATAGAATGCATTCGCCGTTGATGCGGCCCGTAGCAATACCAGGCTTGGTTTTAATTTCACCAAACGCCCTGATAGCACGAAGTTTAGTAGTCTTTAACACGCTGTTAAGCACGTCTTCTGGTTTGCGAATTTTCTTCTTGAAGGATTTATCTTCGTCGAAATTCTGAAGAGTCGTGCCCTTCACAGAAAATTTCTCGCCATCCTTCGCTTGATAGATAAACAAATCACGATACTTCGTATTGAAAACGAACAGTATTTCGCTCTGTGGAATTACAATGGGGTCGATGCTGCTGATTTTAAGGTCAGCATCAAACTCCTTGTATTTTAACTTTGAGACTATTTTTTCGAAAGATACCTTGCGCTTCACACGAACCTTCTTCTGACCCGTCGCATAAGAATTGGCGTCATCGATGAGAGAATTCACAAAGTCAAGATACTTCTTATGCTGTGGGATTTTGAGAAATTGATAAGACTCGACGAGTTCTGGAGTTTTATCCTCAACCAACTCTCGTAGCTCTTTCTGTAAGCGAGAATAATATTCCGCAATATTAGCTGCATATTTCTTAGCAGGCTTCAGAACAATCAGCCTACGATACAGACTGAACTTGGGCTTCAAATTCCTGCAACTCTGTTCTATTTTGAGGAGGTTCGAACTCTTTGTCTCTAGAGAATGCATTTTGTTGATATCGACCAATTGATCGACTAGATAGTCAATGGCGCTCTCACATTCACACATAATCTGATCGTAAGTTATCTGAGATTTGTTCATTGTCATTCCTTTTCGTTTCTGATGTATCTATATTACATCATTTTAGAAACGAATGTCAACCTCTTTTTAAAGATTTTACATGATTGCGGTGAATTTTGCAGTTGATGATACCATTGAGATACGAATCATCTAGCAGAACGTTTCTATCAAATTGCTCCTGGGCTTCTAGATACCCCATCTCTCCTTTAGATTTACAAAGATGTAGAATATTACGGCGAAAAGCGCCTCTACCATTCTCTAGTAGAAGACGCTTCACCAACTCAGAACTACCAAAATAGTCTTTCCAATCCGATTCAACTATCTTACGTCTCTTGCGAATCTTACCTTTGAGTGGAGGTAAGGTCTTTTTAGACCAAAATAGCTTTTTACCAACATACTTTTTATCAGTATCTAATTGTGTGATAATATAAACGAATCCGACATAATCTTCAGGTACATCTAAGAATTCTTCATTATTGTAAAACCATGTTATGGCAGCATCTCCTCTTCGTCTCTCATCAACTCTTCATCTCCACAGAAAGGACAATAGAGTACATCATCATATAACTCATGCTTTATAGTGAAAATTGCTCCGCAGTTATCACAGATGCGTTCTTTATCATATGCTTCATCCATTGTTTGCTCCCCAAACGTCTTCCCAAGAACCACTGAGTGCTGCTGTAGCATAGTCTGTGGAACGATTCTCGAAAAAGTTAGTGTGTGTTGGTGCGTTAATCATTTCTTCTACCCAAGGCAGAGGATTCTTCTTAACTTTAAAGATGCCCCTCATACCCATAGAAATCAAGCGACGGTCAGCAATGTAACGAATATACTGCTTTACATCCACTGCTGTGAGATTTTCCATCTCGCCCATCTGAAACGCTAAGTCAACGAAATCATCTTCAAGTTCTACCATTTTCTCAGCGATAGAGTAGATTTGGCCCTTTGTATCGTCATTCCAGATTTCAGGGTTCTCTTCAAGATATGCACGAAACAGTGCAATGATGCCTTCGGCGTGCATCGTTTCATCAACGATAGACCAAGTAACAATCTGACCCATACCCTTCATCTTACCATGACGAGGAAAGTTCAGTAGCATAATAAACGAACTGAATAGTGCTAGACCTTCAGTGAATGCAGAGATTGCTGCCATCTTAACAGGTAGAACTGCATCATTGTCTACCTTCGCCATGAAGTACTCGTGCTTCTCACGCATTGCATCGTATTCTAGAAACTCGTTATATGTGCTTTCTGGCATACCAAGAGTTTCAATCAAATGTGAATACGCAGCGATATGGATCGCTTCACGAGCAGCAAACCCCATAAGCATCATACGGACTTCTGGTTGAGGGAAATGTGGCAGGTAGTTTTTAACGTAACCACCCGCCACATCGATATCAGACTGTGTGAAGAATCGAAAGATTTGTACTAGAAAATATTTTTCAGCGCTTGATAAACGATTACGCCAATCTTTAAGATCTTCCATCATCGGAACTTCACCATGCAACCAATGAGACTGCTCGTGCTTTAACCAAAGTGTGTACATATTAGGATAGTTAAATGGCTTAAAATAAAGCCTCTCATCAGTTAGCATATGTTTGTTAGCCCTTCATGAATAATGTATATGCGCCATAAGCAAGGGCGCAAACTGCAACAATCTTAACAACCGTTACTGGCAATAGAAGTAATACAGCACCGCCGGCAACCATTACAGTGCCGTCTAGTGTCGTGCGTTCTGATAATCTATCTTTAACCCATTGCATTGTAGTTCTCCTTATTTTTTCTGTGTTGGGACAGGTGCCTCAACAACAACTGGTGCTACTGGTTCTTCTGCGAACATATGCGTAGAAGATGTAATATCTGCTTCCATAAAATATGCTACAACAACAATAACAGCAACGAAACCAAGTACACTAATAACAACTTTAATCATCGGTATTTCCTTTCTTTAGAGTATCTATATTTTCTCTAAGTGCAGTATAACCTCCTTCTAATAGTTTACCATTAACAAAAATCTGTGGTACACCTGTAAGCTCCCAAAATTCCAATATACTATGGCTATCGTCTAAGTCAAGCTCAGTATAGTTGATTCCACTATCACTCAGAAGTTTTTTTGCAGACTCGCAATACCAGTGCTCGGGTGCTGTGCACCAATCTGCCGTGATTATTTTGACGTGGATCAATCAGCCATCCTTGTGTCATCAGGGCGAAAATTTAAAGCACTACCATTTAAATGCATAATCATAAATCCAATAACACACCTTTTCGATTTTGAAATAGGATTATTTGCTGTTTCGGAATCAAGCATCATCAAGAATAGTTCATTGATAATAATCTCTGCTTCATTTACTGTTACATCATTCTTAGAATTTGGCAGTCTGTTTTTATAGCAACGTAGTTTCCACGCTAGATAATCATATGTAGTGTAAGACTTTCTAGCAAATTCAAAATCAAGTAGTAGCTTTAGACCAGGGGCAGTTTGCACAGTATGTGACTTATAAACAAATCCTTGTGGAACAGTGAGACGAACCCATCGATAAGGATGAACACCAATTTCTTTCAATACGGGCACAAACTGCTTGATGGCAATATCTTCAAACGATAGCTTCTCAATTAGTTCGTAACCACTCTTTTTCATATTCCACACAGTCTTTGTGTCTGCACTCATAAACATTATAACTCTCCTTTAATCATTAACCCTCACAGGCCATACAATCTTCGCCCATAGCGATAGCGGACATATCCAGTTCTTGAATAACTTGCCTTTCAATACGACGAGATACCTTGTCTGCTTTACCAATCTTCTCAGACCGACAGTAGTACATCGTTTTCAGACCTTTTTTCCATGCCAAGAAATGAACCGCATGTAGATATTTCACATTTACATCTGGACGAAAAAACACATTTAAAGACTGTGCTTGGTCAATAAACATTTGTCTATCCGCAGCATGTTCAATAACCCATCGTTGGTCAATTTCCATTGCTGTCTTATATATATCTTTTTCATAATCAGAAAGAAATCTCACATGCTGTACAGAACCTTCGTGTGCAATTATCGATGACCAAACTCTATCATAGTTGATTGAAGAGTCTTCGTCAATCTTTTTCTTAATTAAAGCATCAAGAAATTTGTTCTTATTTAGAAATGCGCCACTTAATGTGTCTTGCCTGTATGCATTAGCTCTCCAAGGCTCGACAGAAGGAGACGTATTGCCCATAATAATGGAAGAAGATGCGTTAGGAGCAACAGCCATAACATGACTGCAACGACGACCAGTGTCCTTAGCGTCAGGTGCTTCTCCTCTAATACTACCCAGCTTCAAATTTGCTGCATCTAGACCTTCTCTAATGTGCTTGAAGACACGCATGTTGAGAGACTTCGCAACAGCAGATTCAAACGGAACATTTTTCTTCTGAAGATAAGCATGAAATCCAAGAGCGCCAACACCAACAGAACGCTCACGCATAGCAGAGTATTTAGCTCGTGAAACAAAATCAGGAGCATTGGTAATAAAATGCTGTAACACGTTATCCAGCATTTCTAGAACATCTTCGAGAAACTGTTCATTCTGAGACCATTCGTCAAAGTATTCTAGGTTCAAAGATGATAAGCAACAAACAGCAGTGCGGTCAATGTCTGTTGGCAATGTGATTTCAGAGCATAGGTTTGATTGACGAACTTTTAGACCTTTGTCTTTGAGCCAATATGGAAGCGCTCGATTTGATGTATCGATATAATGAAGGTATGGCTCACCAGTCTGCATACGCATTTCAAGAATACGTTGCCACAACTCACGAGCAGGTATAATCTCTCTAACTTCATTAGTCTCTGGTTCTTTGAGTTCCCAGCTATCATCTGCATTTGGATCAAGCATAGACTTTTCTACAAGGCTCATAAACTTATCAGAGATATTGATACCATGATGAAGATTGAGACAACGGAAGTTTTGGTCACCAGTAGGCTTTCTCATCTCAAGAAACAACAGAATATCTGGATGGTCAATATCTAGATACGCAGCATAAGAGCCACGGCGAGTTTTGCCTTGACGATACGCAAGAGAAGAAGCATCATACATCTTTAGATGTGGGAGAACACCTGTAGACTTATCACCAGCAGAACGAATGCCGAAGCCGACACCAACGCCACCACCAAGCATACTAAGCCAGTTCGTTTCAGAGAGTGTGTCAACTAAACCCTCCGCTGTATCTGGAATCCAATTCAAATAGCATGAAATAGGCAATCCTTTCGACGATTTACCATAAGATAAAATAGGTGTAGAGTAGCTTAACCAATGATTCGATGAATATTCATATAGCCGTTGAGCGTGTTGAATGTTAGAACTAAACGTTTTAGAAACAAAAGCAAATCGTTCTTGTGGGCTTAGTTCATCATCGTTCATATACGATTCTTTTAGACGACGAATGCCTAAATCGTCAAATAACTGATCTTTATTCGGACTAATTGTAATACCCATATGTTCCATTTTTCATTCGTTCCTTATGTAATATATTCTTCTAGTTTATTTTTAAGTATATGCAAATTATTACTTTCAGGCGCTTCTCGCAACAATCTAGCAAACTCTATCTTCATCAAATCTATATCATTTTGTATTGTCGTCAAATCTCTATTATTTGCAGCATCAACAAATAGCGGATGCGCTTGGTCTAGACCTTGGCCTGCTTTTTGAAATTCTGTGTATCTCCATACAATGTCTTCAGCTTTATCACCAATAACATTTCGTATTTCATCTCTATTTGTAGTTAAAAATGACATTTGATATATTTTATGGTATAGTATAGCATTTATTTGACTACTAGTCAATTTAATTTGTTTCATTGCCTCATCAGTAATGCTATAAAAATATTGAAACCAAGATATATTCGAATGCAGTTTACTATCGAATTCATTTTGAATCATATATTTAATGGCAGGGTGATTGATATTATTTCTAATAGTTTTTAATACAAGAACAAGTCGAAGATCGTTGCACTTTCTAGATAATGGTCTAGCGCCATGTAGAGCATTAGAATCGAATATAATCAGTCGCCCACATTTTGGTAAAACCGAATGATCTATATCCTTCGTATCATCATTAATGAGTACAGTTTCGCCGCCCCATTGATAGTTCCATTTCGTATTTAAATATACCATACAAGTTTCAGATGGCTCACAGTATTGCCGTGCTATCCACGGGTCATCTCTATGAATATACCCATCAGTACCGTATGTATATCCATTAAAATATATTCTATTGACGCCCGTATTGTCGCCGTCGGGCAGATGTGGTTTTATACTTTCCCATATATCAAATAAGTCAAAATAAGTGTCCCTGTAATAACTTAGCTTAGATATATCATACGGAAGATGTTTATCTATGAGAGTAGAACGCTCGTCTGGTCTATAGTTCCAATGTCCATGTGGGTCGGCTGAATGATTTGCTTTCCAGCCATATTTCATACCTTGTAATGGATACTTGTTTCTTATATAGTTAACATTATTTTGGTCGATAAAGTTATCAATAGTTTTATAAAACATTTAATAATACACCTAATTTATTAACGTTTTCGCTAGATAAGTCAAAATCATTAATGATTACTGTTGGCGATATATCACTCCTCATAGAGTCTTTTTGCTCTAAGAGGTTTGCAAACTCTATCCATCTCAGTTGTGTAATCCATGGATCGGGTAAAACTGTATTATTAATAATATCATTTGTTCTATCTTTCTTTTGACAAAATATATTAACAAGAACTTCAGCTTCGATACCAATTATATCCTGAACTTCTTCTCTCTCTACGAAAAGTTGTTTAGAATGTTTGTAGTAGGTAGTACCGTAAATAGAATGAAAGAGTCCTGCTTTTTGTTCAACGACAGAACGACCAAAATGATTCAAGATATCAGAGGTGCCAATTAAATGCTCTAATAGTGTTTTTTTAGAATGTGGCAATTTATCAGCACCAATTGAATAGAGATAGTCAATTTGTATTTCTAATCCTTCTATCATATTCTTTTCCAAGTGATTAATTTCATTTCTGCTTCAAGACCGCTATATGAATTACTATCTATAATGAGTTGAATGTCAGCAGATTTCATACCACTGATTATCATATCGTTTATATCTTTACCAGGAGTGTCTGGCCAGAAGCATACTTTATATCCCTCTTTGACACACTTATTCATCTTCTCAACGATTTGTTTATTTCTCGGTTCGTTGTCGAACACGATAGTAGCATTCTCAGTACGCATCAAGCTTTTAAATGATGAACCAGCCATAGCAATAGAATTATCAAGGAACAAACTATCAATTGGTCCTTCAACGACTGAATATTTACTGTTATAGTCTAAATCATGTAGACCGTATACCTTTTCTTTGTTTTCATCTAGCATTATAGTTATATATCTTATTTCAGTCGAACCAAACGCTCGACCTTGAAATCCAAATACGCTCCCACGCTGATCTATAAATGGTAGTATGAGACGAGAATGTTCTTTCATCTCCAGCTTACCAGGCACGAGTGAATTTACCCAATCAACAAACTTGGGAGCGTAGTATAGTTTATAATGTTTATTTGTGGGGATTTTTCGTGATTCAACATACACCCGTGCTTTGTGATTAGGCATGAGTTGTGAAATCTTTTTGATTTTGAGGAGAGGAGAACCACGCTTGCGAAACTTCGGCGTCTTGAAGTTTAATGCTGTAGGTTCTTTCTTCTTAGTCGATAGTTTTTCTAAACCATGCTCAGAAACATAGTCGTTATATAGCATAGTATCAACTAACTTTAGGAAGTATTTAAGATTATGACTTGCGTTGCAGTTATGACAATAGAATATAGTCAGTTCATGACTTTTTTCGAGTATCCAACCACGAGCCTTACTCTTAGATTTCTGGGAATCACCACATATAGGACAACGACAGTTGACCCTGTATGGATGAGTAGACTTTACGCTGAATCTCTCTAGTCTATTTGACAAGAGATTAGCAAACTTCATATCAATAGGATTCATTCGTTCTTCCTTACGTCACTTACATCATAAGCTATAATAGCTATTATACAGTGTTTGTAAGAAATGTCAACCTAAAACATAGCAGAAATATCAATCTTGGACATTAAAAATCCTATAGCAGCAGCAGAGGCGATTACACCATACTTCCATTTTTCAAGCATGGTGATACGATTCTCGTGCTTCTCGAACATTGTTCTGACAGCTTTAAACTCTCCCACGATAGAATCGTAATTGCGCTCCATCGTGTGATTGAGGTCATCACGCAATTCTGAAATTCTCTTATGAGTAATGCCGATGCTTTCATCTTGATTTTCAAGACGAGACTCATGCACAGCCAGTAGCTTTGAAATATGACTTGACATTTCAGTCATTTTTTCAATTGCTCTATCTAATCTATCGACTAGAAGTCTATTTGTTTCAACTGTAGTTTTGATACTACTCACTTCACTTTGAAGTTTGTTGAGTTGAGTCTGGTTTTGATCCGTCATCTGCTGGTTTAATCGCTTTCTCGTAGTAAAGAATAACTTCCTTTTGTTGGCGAATATATCTCTCCAACTCAGATACGTTTAGTGCCAGATTCTGATAACCACGAATAGAGAAAGCGACAATAGCTAACTGGCCGTTCTCACCTCTAAATTCTTCTAAGAATGCATCGATGTTCTTTTCGCTTACAACCCGGATATCAACGTCGTATAGTTCAATCGGCTTTGGTGGGGCTGCTTCCTGAATCTGCTTTGACTGGTATTCTGTCTGCGTTATTATGGTTGCTGGCAGCTTTTTTCCTGTCGAGCATCCGCTGACGAACATCGTTACCGCTAAGAGACTCAATACGAGCCCAAACTTTTGTAGTTGCATTTTTCATCCTCTTTTCGAGATTATTTGGATCCCTCAATGCATCTTTTGATAAATCTCGCTTTGATAATACTTTTCGCAACTTATCCTGTTGTGCAGTAGCCTTAGTGAGGTTGCCTTGAAGTTCCTTATTCAACACTTGTTGCTGTTGAATGTCAGAATTCATTTGCTTGATTGTAGCCTGAGACGTTTCAACAGCTTGTTCTAGCTTTGCTTGATTCTCAGCATAGATAGCAAGTCGTTCTTGTGTGTCTTCATAATACATGAAACCGCCATAACCTACGCCACCCAGAACGCCCATAAGAACTAAGATTAAAATGAAAATAGGCATACGTTAACTCTCCTCAAACTCTTTTCGGCTCAGTTTCAACAATTTCTTCTGTGCTTTTTTAGACACAGGAGGAGAATCAGGTGGCAAACCAGCAACATTTCCACCACCAGAAGTATTGACAATCTCTTCAAAACGAAGGTTGATATCGTTTTCTTCTGAGAGTGTTGTATAGTGCTTCATGAATCCTTCTTGAAGAACCTCGTCAGAAGTTTCATCTGTATAATTCTTACCTTCTTTGACAAGATACAACGCAGCAGCATATGACCCCAATCTTGTTTTACCACCTGGAATCTTCTCAATCAATCGTTTTAGTTTGAGAATCATTAGATCGTATAAACCAAAGGCATCTCGTTCTTTGATTGTGCGTAAATTCTTTCTACTCTTGAGTAGTTTACCACGCTCATCGATTATCCCAAGTTTATACGCTTGCCATTCGCTGAAAGGAGTGGCAAGTCTTTTAATCATGTTGTATACTAGAAATAAATCGACTATCATTAGATGTTCCTAATTTTCTCTATTACATGCTGATCCATACCAATGTCCGTATTTCGTTTTCGTTGTTTGTTATATACTACAAAATCTGGCATAAAGTTGAGTTTAAGAAGAAACGGCTTTAGAACTTTAGAGTGTTCTTCTAGTTTTAAAAATAATATATTAGTTGCTGCTAAACCAAAACAGTTATAGAGTACAATAATATGATTGAGTATTAGCCGTTCTTTTAACTCACCTGAATTATCATAACGATTGAAGAGTCGCTTGAGATATTGTATACGTTTCAAATCCTCCTCGAACTCTTCTTGACTAGTACACTGTGGATTATCATAGTACTTTGCTGCATATAGTAAAAATGTTTCGTCAGTTAGTTCCATAATAAATCCACAGTGTTACAATGTTACAAAAAATTAAGATACTGTAATTGTACCGGCTGCTGTTCCGATTGCTACTAGACTAGTAATAGTAGAGTTGGTAGCAGTGCCCTTGTCTTTAATAGTACCACTGTTTAGAGCAAGAGGATTGGCTACAACAGATACAACATCTGTTGCAAGTAGTTCACCCGATGACCATATATGAGTAAACACAAGTTCGTTTGTACCCGTGCCAGAAGCATATGGTAGAACGATGTTGACACTAGTACTTGTACCAGCGCTATCGTTTGTTACAGTTAGCTGTGGCGTACCGCCAGTAGTAACAACATCAACTTCTTCATTGAACCGAACACGAACTGATAGAGCAGCGGCTGTTGCAGCAGCAATGGCAGTTGTAATGAATTCGATTTCTGTAATGTCAGCGGCAGCAAGACTAACGTTCAACCCGCCAACACAGGCAAGAACTTCTGGTGCTGCGTCTGGATTACCTGTTGATAGACCAGGCTCTGCTAGCCAACCTGCGGCTGTAGCATATACCTGCTTCTTTTCTGCGACTGTTAAATATTTTGGTTTTGCTTCGTCAGCGTCTGATGTACCCCAGAGTGCCATGGCGTGTTTCCTTTTTTGATTTTAATTAGTTACTTTTTGGCTTCTTGTTTAGCAATAGCCTTTGAGATTGCTCCCCGGCGCTTTTTAAGATATTTATCAGAAGAATCTACATCGCCATCGTTGTCGATATCAGCATCGTCTTGTCCAACAGGATCCATGCCATCGCCATCATCAGTCTTCTTACTGACCTTTGCAAATTTTTCATTCATATCTTTAGCCATCAGCATATTCCTCTATTTTAATTTTTAACCTATTCTTACCTTTATGAAGACGATGAAACGTTTCTTTTGGTATATATAATGTATTTGTGCTATTTATAAGAAATGGTAAGTCATTATCATACTGAAACATCCAACCATCGCCTTCGACGACTTCTATGAGCCTGTCTTTCTTGTCACGATGCCATTCAAGCTCATGCTCATTAGCACTATCATCAAACTCACGAAACCAAATATCACCGACTCTCTCACAATCTATATATGGCTTCATAATATTATGCCCTTCTCAATCAACAGTTCTCTATTTTTCAAATGCCGATTTTCGATGTCATCTTTTGACTGGCCAAAATACGCAACGCCTATGTGATCACGAATCATTACTTTATGAAGAAACACCTCGCTATCTGTAAGACCGTCGTAAATTTTAAATTTTCCGAGTATCCTTCCAAACTTTCCTCTCGCATCATCCTTTTCTGTGACGAGCGTTTGGTAGGATTTGAGTGGTAAAAATTTCTTAACATAATCTTTAGCCAATAATCCATATTTTTTCTCAATCTTATCACGAGTTCTAGATTCTGGTGTGTCAATACCAAACAGTCTAACTCTTTGATTTGCTAGAACGATATCAAAGCCAAGGTCGATATCAACGTCAACAGTATCGCCATCAATAATCTTGACCATCTTACATTTATATTCGTACATTTTTTACCACCATGAACTAGGATTGTCAACTTGCATACCAAGCATCTTAGCATATCGTGGTAGGCGACATGCCCAATACAATGCCTTTGTTTTATCGTTTCTCGTATCACATTTAAATCTAGCTGCAAATGACTTTCTAGCAGCAACGTTGTTAATTTTAACGTTAAGTCCTGTTGTGTCACCCCAAGTAACTTTCTTTATATTACCTGTAGATGGGTCTTTCACATACACATAGAACTTCTTTGGACCACCACGCTTTGGCTTATTCAGTTCTGGCTCAGCTTCTTCGACAAGAGGACAGTCAAGAGGAATTTCTTCCCCTTGATAATCTGACATCTCGCCGAGATTAGTATCTAGAATTTGAGCATCAAGCGGAGATACTTTCAGCGTACCGTCTTTATAGTAACGTCTTGCTTCACGAAAGAATTGAAAGTAACTTTCTGAAAGTGGACGATACACATTATCTACGAATGAAACGTTATTCGCTTCCATAAACCACATAGCTTTCTCTACATCCACATATTGCTCAAATTTCATCATTGTCCTGGAGTATCCTTTTTATACTTTGCGTTCAACTCATCTGTGCCTTGCTCGCCTGCACCATACTCTTCTTCTACCATTTTAGCAAGCGCTCTGGGGTTTAGGTTAAGACTATATTTACGGATAACTTCTGCTGCCCAATAACCAACACTACGAGACCTGTCTTTGTCTCTTTCTTTTTTCACTAATTCAACAGCTTTTTTGTATTTGCCTTTGTTTAGCATAATGCCTAATTTGGATTCATCTACATCTAAAGATTCTACAACAGACGGCACAAATCCATCCTCTGCTTGTTGTTCCGAAAATTCAATAGTAAACATTGTATCGTTAATCATAGCATTAAACGATTCATTCACGCCCTCATGCTCAACTTCTTCATTACGAACTTTAGCGGCTAAGTCAGCATCAGCTTTACCCCATGTACCCTTTCCTTTTGT